CCGGTGCACAATGTTGTGCGACGAATCTTGCTGACTAAGATCGATGCTCATACACGCGTGAGGCCCTGCTCCAATGTTGCTCATGACGGCGCTGTCAAGAGTAGTCTGGTTGTACTGTTGAGCATAGATGACATGCTTCTTGAGCACTCCCTGCAGCGTCTTGGCCGCTGCTGTGACAAATGGGCAAGTCGTGGCGTTGAGCAACTTATCCGTGGCCAATATCCCTTGTCCGCACTCCAAGCCCTGACCATAGACTCCAAACTTCGGCTTACCTTGCTTCTTGAGGAAGAATTGCGAAACGACGATCTGCTTGGTGTCATAGCGATCGACGCTGTTCATGATCATGGCGATCTGTGAAACAGTCCTCTTGGAAAACCAATTAGCCATGAGGCAACCAACATCTGGTACAGCAACGGCAGCCGTCGGGTCGATGAACGCCGTGACCCAGGCGTCGAAGCTGAGTTGAGCTAACACCTTGGCTCTGGCCAAAGGAATCTCAGCATTCTGGCCCTTCAGATACCGATCGAAGACCGCGTAGACCGCTCCATGCTCATCCGAGTTCATAAACGGGAGCCCGTAGAACGAGAGCGTGGTGGCAGCTCGGAATTCTTCGGTTTTGGCCAGTTCTGGAACTCTACACCTGACTCGAGCATCAGCCTCGCGCAACTGGAAGACGTCCAGATTGGATTGTGCGATGGCAGGATCGACGGGCCCCGGATGGAGACTTGATATCGCGACGCTTAAGTATGCGGGCAAGTCTCGATCAACCGGTTCCTCTTGCATCGGACTATTCTCAGGAATAGTGTGGTTGGGATGCGAGGGGTTCTGGTGTTGGGGCTCGGGAACTCCTACGTCCACTCCGTAATCGAACAACGGGTGGGCGTTAGTGGCGGCTCGAATGGGATCAACGAGATCATGGGTCGTGTCACTAAACACTGCGGCTGCTACTTCTTCACTCTGGCGGAGTCTGGACCCAGCCCATCGCTTGACGCTGCCGTAGAGACCAGGCGCAGGTCCCAAACCAGGAGGTGGCATGAGAAGCTGGAAATCTGCGACGGTAACGGTGGCCACGTTCATGGGCTGAAGGAACCTCTGGACTGCACGATCACCGGGAGAGTGATTGACGATCGTGACTGATTCAACGCACCTAGACAGGGCCATCGCGAACATCCGAGGGCTCTGAAGATAGTAGGCCATATCCCCAGCGAAGATGTGCAAGAAAACATGCGCTGATTCGCGGCCCTGCGAAGAGTCAATCGTCATCACTCTGGGTTCACACTGACCAAAGTTGCCTCGATGCGCTGTGATGTGCATCTGTCCTACGGGGCGCCGGGCGGCGACTTGCTGAATGTTCACAACGGCGCCGGCTGCCCTGAAAACAAAGCCAGGGGCTAGCCCATAGGTGGCGATGTACGTAGGTACGACAATGCGGTTGAGTACGCCAACCACATCCGGCCCATATCTGTGCACGGTGTCAAGCAGCACAAACCTGTCCACAGGAATGCGGGAATGGTTGAAGGCGGGCCCTATCAGTCCGTTGTACACACGTTGCCCAGGGCAACCCGTAGCCGAAACAGGAACACCTAGCGAGCATGCGGTCAGCACGTAAAGATGGGGTGCAAGATACACTTCGTCGAAATGGATAGCAGGGTAGTTGCGGAGGGTCTGGACGTCTGACATTGCTGCATCCATAGTCCGCACTACGAGGTTCGGGAATCGGCCCACTATGGCCGCGCAGAGCTCATTAGTCGGAGTAATAACTAGTGAGCCATCAGGAAGATTCCTGAGAATATTGGTTGACTTGCCCGAACCGGCAGGGCCAACCACGAGGAGGTCGAGGTAAGTTCCCTCAGACCATGTTGTCGCGTTAAGAGCGCGACGTTGGAGTTGAGTGGCTCCATCCACTGGCGCTGCAGCAAGCTGCAGATTGGCGGCTTGCAGAGCCGCCGTGGGGTCGTACGCTTGGAGAATGTGCG